CATGCGCTCAAACACAATCAACCCCCACCATTCGTCTCAAAAATGCGAACAACCGTTCGCGCCTCATCCTTCACCGTGTACACACGCCGCGCCAACAACACCGACACCTGCACATCATCCGCCCACGCCACACCATTAAGTGCGTCCATAACCAACTTCACCATGTTGTCAATATCTTTACGCGCCCGCGTCCCCTGATAAAACGCTAATTCGAGTCCTACGGGCACAGAAAACGCCTCACACGCCGTAGCCTCAAACACCTCCCGAACGCGCCTCATAGCGTCCACAGTGCCTTTAGGCGTATAACTGTGACCCTGACGTGTCACCCGCGCCCGCGCCTTCGACATCGGTTCGCCCTCAACGGTAAACAGCACCGCCTTCGACGGCCCCTGCCTCACCATAGACTCATAATTCCAGCCCGTAAAGGCGTAATCGCTCACCCGGCAATCCACCAGGCGACAGCAACCGCACCCCAAATCAGCAAGCCGATAAACGCGAGTTCCAACACGAAGCCCAAAAACTTTCCAGCCAGTTTCCAATTAGTCACGATGCCCTCTTTCCAATTAGTAAACGATTCCTTTGAGTAGGCGACAACCCGCCCCAGATCCCATCACGAAACCTGTTATCGAGAGCATAGTCGAGACACGCCTGTTTCACCGGACATTTATCGCAGATACGTTTCGCCGCCCGCGCCCGCCACACACTATCAAGCTCCGGAAACCACAACTCAGGATCAGTGTCGGTGCAACGCGCGTCGTCCATCCAGTGCGTGCTCATCCGCCCTCGGCCATCACACTTTTGAGAACCGCCATATGCGCCATAAGCGACGAATCAAGTTGCTTCATCTTGAACTTCACACGCCCATGCGCAGCCCGAGCAATCGCAGCGGTGTCACGCAACTCCTGAGTGACCATGCGCGCCTGTGCTTTCCGTTCCTCAATGTTGCCCTCGGCGTTCAGAAACGCTTGATCATAGGCCGCCTCATAATCGCCCTCCGCACTCTCCGCCGCCAACTCCGCCGTCTCGTGTGCTTCCGGGCCTCGAGCCTGTTCCCGCGTCAACCCCAGAATGATCGTGCGAATCTCATCCGGAGTCATAAGTGACCTAACCGCACAATCGCAATCGCGTCGCAATAACTACAGTTGTTCTCAAATTTGCAGGTACAGACACGCTCAAGCAACGCCACAATCCGTTCACGCTCAGCCAACGCGGCCTCCACCTGCGCCTGCTTCAACGACCTAAACGTCGTCGTAACCTCATCATCATCCAACCATGCTTTAGTCATTCTCAGCCTCCAACCACTCATCCGACAACCACTGACCAGTCCGGCAGCGGGCACAAAACTCAGTCACCTTCTCATACCGAGCACCGCAACCCATGCACTCAGAATACAGAAACAACGCCTTAGACACTTAGGGCCTTCTTCCGGTTGTCCACAATCTGCTTTACCTGCTCGTGAAACCCAGATGCCACAGCCTCATCCCACAACGCCCGCAACGCATCCACGGTCTGCGCCCCAGTCACGAGCTCACGAAACCCGTCCGGCATAGGCACAGCAACCGGACCAGGTTTCACACCGCGCGCCACCTTCTCCATCTCCTGACGGCTCGGGCCACCCTTAGAACCAGACATTGCCAACGCTTGCATGGCCCTTCCTCGGCTGCTTGTCTCGCAATTCTCAAGCGCACTCGTCTTATTGGCCATGCCCTGACCGTCAATCTCAAACGCCCAACCCGTAGCAATCGGACACTCATTTAACTGATCAACAGCATTCAAATAAATGCGACACTCAATAACCCACATACCAGACTGACGATCTGTAGGCGTGGTGTGATTGACAGTAATAATCCGCACGTCTGCAAACTTAGGATCAATATGCAATCGTGCAAGACGGTCATCAACCGTCTCATAGTCCTCAAGTCTAAAGTGAGTCATTTCCAATTCCCTTCCAAAGTTTTCCTGAAATAATTCTTGAAATATTTCTTATCGATGTCCCATGTTTTTCTGATATTTCGCGCAAAAGCATTCCCTCTCGTCTGGCCTTTCTGATGTTTCGAACGTCATCTTCGCTCAATTTAGCCCTGCCGTGTTTTTCGCCATGAGAGGGAACCCACCGCTGTCTATTTTTAGAAATCATGTCTTCAACATTATCTTTCTGAGTTCCCCATCGTAAATGGTCAGGGTTGATGCAAGGAGGGTTATCGCAAGAATGCATTACCTGCATTTTCTCTCTTGGCCCTTTGTAAATCTCACAAATAATCCTGTGAACGGAACGTACTTTTTCACCATCCCATTTTTTTCCATAGCCGTCCGAGTTTCTTGCCAGGTTCCATTCCATGCAACCAGAAACAGTCATCGTTGTTTGTTCCAATAATTCAACTGCAGTAAATGTTTTTCTCACAATGTGCTCCCGTCATTCCATGATTTGTATACGTTGACTTGCTGAACCTGCTCGGCCACAGCAACCAACCTTTTGATAAGCTCGTGATCGCGCAAAATTACCTGCGCCGAAATTTCAAAGCCCGGTGCGAATCCGCCAGGTGCATCCATGCGTAATTCCCACGCAAAGATAGCGCGCTCAACCTGTGGCCCGCAAACAAACATCTGCCACTGAATTTGCATCATGTAATTGGCGGGAATCTTGTCTAACGGCTTGCCACTCGTCTTATACTCCCCAATCGTCTTGTGACCGTCATGCCAACACAACCCGTCAGGCGTGGCCATCATCCAACGATCAGGCGACATCTTGCCACCCTTAGAAATCAGGTAGTCATTCGGAAACAATCCATGCCGCTCTTTCACAAACTCGGCAATATACGGCTCACGCTCATTGCCCCAATCCATGTAGGCGTTAGGTGTGACCTCGCGCGGCTCGTCCAACTCGGCCAGAGTTTCCTTCATCCCGGCGGGCGTAAACGCTCGGCTAACGGTGGTCGCCGTGACCCCAGAAGCGCGAGCCTCGAGCCACTGAGCACGATTTGTAGACCGAACCAGAAAACGGTCAACCTCAATCACAGCAGAAACCACGCAACAAACAACGCGGCCACACACAACCCCATGAGCGCAGCGGAAACAACCGCCAGAATCCAATCGCGCAAATGCTCTCTACTACTAAAACTTGCCCTGAACCTCTGCCACATAATCAATCTCCCTTCGTGACAACCAGACTCTACACACCAGGCATGACAATGGCAATAGAAAAGAAGAGGCCCCGAGTCGAAGAGGCAGACGACTCGGGGCGGCGCAGTGGGGGAAAGGAATACCCTACGCACTCAAAGCATACCAAAAAAGGTTTGAATATAGTTGCAAATAAAGTTGACACGAGCGCGCAAACGATTAGACTTATATATATAGGGCAAAGCAGATAGCCCCCAACGAAAAGGAAACCAAAATGAATCACACCTACAACACTTCAATGTTCACAATCCGCACACGCACCGAAGTAATTGCTACCGTCATTGGCGTTGCAGAGGCTGTCAAAACAGTCGAGAACCTGCAAGACCGGTCGGGCGTAGGCGTATTCATGGATGGCGTTCAGGCTGAACTCGAAATGAGCGCAAACCGCTTCATCATTTTTGGCAAAAAGATGGATCGCCTCATCAACCACAACATTGGCTGGGACGGAAAGAAAATCGCCTAGACCACAAACAAAAGAAATCCCCCCGACTCAATATCGGGGGGATTTTTTAGCGCACTTTACTGACAGGAATCACAGTTGTTCTTGTCGTTCGGATCAACGGGGCACGCGACCCCGCCGACCATGTCGACTTCGCTCACTCGGAAGCGTCAGGAACAAACTTGAACGCAACAATCGAACCAGCCACAGCCACGATGCTCGCCGCAATCGAACCAATCGTAGTGGCCACTGAAGGCTCAACTAGGCCTTGGGCAATCAGCACCGGGAGAACAACGCCGAGCAGACCGTTCAGGGCGATGACGACCCCGTAAATGCTCTTTCTGGTAGTAGTGCTAAGTAATGCTTTCATTTCATTTTCTCCCTAAGGTGTTGTTGTTTGATATAGCCGGTCAAAAAGTGCGAGGCCGAAACCGACCAGGGCAAGAATACCCACCAAGATTGTAATCCAGTGAACCTTCGGGCCCCGCTGACTCTCCAGGACACTTACCTTCGATTCCAAATTGGCAATCTTCTGGTAGTGACTATCAGTGGCCTTCTCAAGCCGGTCAAGTTTCTCCATCATGGCATCCTGTTTGGCTTCGAGTCGGGCAAGTGCAACAAGAATATCGCCCAGAGTTGGGGCCGCCATGAGTTACGAGCTCATACGTTTAGCGACGTCATCATTGACGCTCTTCGGGATACCCGCAAAATCATCCTTCAGACTTGCATCAACAGCCGCCGCAATCGCTTCAGGAGTTGCACCGCCGCCACCGGAAATCGTGTCAACCTTCGACCAAGTGCCGCCCTCTTTCAACGCATTGAACGCAGAAGCCGGAACGCCCATAGCACCACAAAACGAAACCAGATCCGAAGTCTTGGCGTGCATCTTCGGTGAGCCGAACTGCCATGCAACATGGATGGCCTCACTGGCAGAAACCCAGTGGATGAACTCAGCCCCAACAAGATAGGTGCGTCCCTTAGACGTATCTCCCACATATTTCATTTCATCATCTCCGCTGTATGTTGGCTCATTTGTGAAGTATTCCCATTGTCGGACACGGTTGCCCGCCGGGTTTACCAAGTCCCAATGTACGTGCGGGCCGCTTGAACTTCCGGTGTTTCCGCTGAATCCAATGGTAGCACCAGGCGGATAAATGCCTTCAGCGACAAACGCAGACAGGTGCATAAACTGATCATAAAAACCGGTCTCTGACCCGTTGTCGTCAATGTGATAGAAGTTGACTGCGTTACCGGCTGACGAATTAGTCCAATTATCTACACGGCCTTTTGTGGGTGCATACACTGGTGAGCCGGTACGCACCGCGAAGTCAACACCGCCGCGAGAACCACGCGCGAGATGCTCGTCAAACGAACATGGCATTGTGTTGCATGGCGCGGAGATCGGGTAGCCCGCATCACCGAGCGAATTGTAGTAACGCATTACGTTTGAAGTGGTCGTAGGAATTCCACAGAAACCTGAATGGGGACAACCAAAGTGCTACCACTTGTCTGCTGGTATGACACCCTAAAGTAATCGGTTGAGCCGTTAGCCGTGGTTACGGCAGTTGGTGAAATTTCGGCGATGAAACCAGTTGCCGCTGAAGAGCCCAAACCGCCAATATTGCTAGCATTTTTTTGTAGACCAATAATTCTGTTTCCAGTTGAGTTTGCGGCAGGTTGGCTTGCAGTAGAAATTCGATAAACACCCGCAATGGTCGGTGTTATCCGGTCAGTATTTGTTGAAGCAGAGTGCCAACCAAGAGGGTCAATATTCTCAGTAAACAGAAAACCTGTATCGCCAACGAAGTAAGTTGTTCCAGTCGCCGCGCTGCGGCTCGCTGTCCCGTAAAACACGGCAGAACCAGAAATGGGATACCAACCCGCAGCACTCGCGCCACCCGGATTAGTCGAAGCGTTATACAACTCGAAATACTGCCATGTAGTGCCTGAATCATTCAGAAAGGAAATCATGCCCTGTGAGGGCGAGGCAAGAGCCGTAGTACGCGCGGCAGCCGTAGCAAACACCATCGTGCTCTGATCCACCGCGTAGCCCTGCAAGTTTGCGGCGGTCAAAACCTCACCCGAAGCGAACAGTTTGTAACCAAGTCCAGCCATTTTTAGACTCCCAAAATTCCTGTATCAAGACGACCCTGCACTGGATCATTCAAAATGAATGAATCGTACCCGAGCGCGTAATCCAATGATACCGTAGCGGTGAACAGCCCCGGCGTAGCATCATACCGAACCCCCGAAATAAGCAACGCCTCAATGCTAATCGGATCAGTCTCCCCTACAGTCCCCGGCGGTAGCCAATACGCTGAAGTCAGATAGCCAATGTCAATCGTCCGAAAATTCAGTGTCGGCTTATTTTTGTTTCCGCTATCAGACGGCACGAACAGGTCAAAGTTCTCCAAGTTGTAAGTCACTTGGCGGGGAATAAACGCCGGTTCACCATACAACGTCACAATGCCATTAGCCACAGACTGCATCTGAGTAGACGAAGAAATCAACACATCATACTCAGCAGGACGCTGACCATACTGAGTCACCGACGAAGTATTAGAAGCCGTCGCCGTCGCCGGAATAGCAGAATTAGTCAACGTGACGCTGTTAAACATTCGGTCAAACGAATAATCAAAAGTCACATCGCTCGCTGTACTGTTCACATCGCCCACAACATTCGTCACACGAATATCGCTAAACACCGACACAGCGTTACGAGACTCAAACGTCAGCGTGCCCAACCTGTCCATATAAAACTGGCCAAACTCAGACTGCGCAACCTTCGTCAAATAGGACAACGCAGAAACATTTGTAATCGTCTCAGCCGCCAACGTCGAATACCCGTCATCCACCGCCTGACTCGAAACCGGCCAGCCAATACTTGCCAGCACACGTCGAACTCGAGCACCCGACAACTCAGCCGGTGCACTAATCGACGTAATGATCTTGTTAGCCAAATAACTGAAAGCATCAATCACATTTACGGTAACCGTCGCGTCACCATCCAACGTGTAATCGTATGTGAACGAATCAACAAACCCAGAAAACACTGTTGCCGTAGACGAAGCCTGAGTAAGAAACAAACTGAAACCGCGACCAGGGTAAAGTTCCCCATACAACGCCGACGACGTGTTAGCCGGATCAAGCAACCGGTCACGGTTATTAAAAACAACTGTCGCAGATCCCGCGCTGAAAGAGTCAAAGAAAGAATTACGGCCACGTTGCCATGAGGCTGAACGAACCTTCGCCCCGATAGACGTTTGCAAGTAACCGAGAACGCCAGTATCAAGTAAGTCGGTGCCCAGAGTGAAACCGGTTGTGGTTTCGAGTGCAGCCGTAACGTTCAGCTCAAGCATTAGGCCCCCGCAAAGACAGGGCCGGAGGCCTTTTCGTAACGTTTGATATACGCGACGATCTGTTGCCCGATGGCCTGCGGGTCACCCACACCAGCCTGCACGTTGACGCTGTAATTATTTGTTGTGCCTCCACCCATCTTGCCTAAACGGTCAAGAGGAATGATGGCTTCCGCCCTGCCCGCCTCCGCCACGTTCACCAACGAACCACCAGGCGACGGCATCACAATACCACCCGCAGCCATGCGAGGAATATTTGCGAAAGCCGGATTGGCAAAACCCGAAATTCGCTGACGTTTCTCAGCCCCCGAAACGGCCTGAATCAAATCATTTAGACGAGAAAAGATTGCCAAAAAAGGACTAAACGTAGCAGTGGCCGCGTCAAGAACACCCTTAATGATCGCACCAAACAAGTTGAAACTGTCGCCGGATTGCTTCAAAGACACATCAACCTTCTCGAACAATCCCACAACGAAACCAAGCACGCCCGCAACATCAGCCAGAATCCCGAACGCGTTGTCTGAACTGTCAGCCAAATCGCCCATCTTGCCCGAAGCCAACCCAACCAAAGTATTGAAAGCAGGCAGAAGGTCATTCAAAACAGGGATTGCATCCTTCCCAAGTTTTGTCATCGTCGCCAACACTTCAGGCAAAAACTCAAGCATCTCCGCAAAGCCCGCCGAAGCATCGTCAATAAAATCAGCAAAATCGGGCGACGCAACAAACGAATCAACCGCCGCCTGAATAATCGGAATCGCATCTTCAATAGCAGGCAAAAACGCGTTACCCAAATTCTCTTGAAAGTCCTCAAGGATGGCCTGCAAACGTAGGAACGGATTAGCCGCCGCCTCCGCCGCACCCTTAAACGTCGTCCCCAACTGCCCAAGAAGATAGTCCTGCGCCGCGATCTCACCGTTAGTCTCAAGAATCTGGTTGTAAGCGGCCTTCTGCGACTCGGTAAAAACAATCCCAGCACGCAACAACTTACTCAACGCCGTAGACTCATCGCCCGCAACCTTGATAAACGCCGAACCGATAGCCTCCACACCCTTACCAGTGCCCGCCGCCACATCCAACGCAACCTTAGCCATATTCTTCAGGCCGTCAACACCCTTAGCCGCCAACTCAGGAATCGCAATAAAACCGCGAATAACCGAATTCAAAACCTCGTCATCAACGCCCGTCAATTTCGACAGGCTTGTCGTGAAAGCCGTGATCTCTTTAACCGCGCCCTTAACCTCATCAGCCGTATCACCAAACGCGCCCGAGTTCTTCGCCAGTTGCTCCAGAGAACGCGCAACCGACTCACTCTCAGCCGCCGCCTTGATAGACGAAATACCAAACGCCACAGCACCAGCAGCAGCAGCCGCAAAAGCCGCACCCGCCGCGACACCAAACCCAGCAGCAAACTTTCCCAGCCTGTCCATACCAGACGTAGCCTGATTGACACCCCTCGGATCAAACAGTGAAACGATACTCAGCTTCATAGCCATTAGGCACTCACCCTGTCCGACAACTCGTTTTCAATATCCTCGACAACTTTTTTCGCCGCCTGAACAAGAACCAATTTGTGCCGATAGAAAGCCGCCCACGAGAGGCCACGCTGTTGCCGCCTACCAGACCCTTTTAACGTGCCAAACTTGTCAGTCATAACCGCAATAAGGTTAGCGGCCTGACCCGAACCCGACTGACCGGCAGGGCCTCTCGCACCAGCCTTCTCAATGACAAGAAAACCGGGCGAACCTTTCGGAGTGTCCACGATAATGTTTACCAACGAAGACACGCCTTTTTTGTTAAACCTCGTTGGGACTTGAACACGAGTTATCGGATCTGCGTAACGAAGATTACGTTGCATAGGAGTAATCGGTCTCATCCCAGACAAAGGCACGACAACACGGCTTAGGTCGGTTTGGATAATCCCGGCAATCTCAACCGCGGTATTTTTCAGGTTCTTGCGGAATTTTGCGTAAAGTTTTGGGTCAACACTTTTCAAAGTATCGGTCAACTGGCGGATACCCTCAGTTTTGTAATCGTACTTAATCATCAAAGACTCCCTAAGCCTAAGTTTACCGCCTACCGCTTAGGGTTGTGCTTAGCAATTAGATAGCGTTCCATCGTCCACAATTGTCTAGGCGACAGTTTCAGGAGTTCCCGCGGGCTGATGCCCGTCTCGCACGCAATCACGGCCAGGTTCCAATGCAACGAAGTCGCACCTAGCCCCTTTATTTTTTTACTTCAGGAACCTCAACGCCAGCAATCGTGTCGGCGTAAGCGTCGAACTCGAGTGCCGTGGCCTTCGTGCGCGTCTCAGCTTTCCACGCAATGAATACCAGCCAGGACAGTCGGACACCCTTAGCGAAGTCAGCGACAGACTTATCGAACTTATCTTCGAACGCCATAAGGTCGGACACAATCGCCGTCACCTCACGGCTCGTGCCGTCAGTAAACGTAATGAGTAGGTTGATAGGGTTCATGGTTACGCAGTGCCTCGCGTGATACCAGCAGTACCCGAACCAAGAGGCCACGTCACATCGCGTGTGGAGAGATCCCCAACGCTTCCGCTAATCGGGTTGATTTGCGACACCAGGAACACACCAGTGTAAGACGGGTTAGACGCGCTCACCGCTGACGACGTGGGCGTGACAACCACAGTTGCGTTCGTGTTGAACAGGTTGTAAATAGTCGAGTCAACCGCGTCCGAACCGGAAGTGCCGAAATCGTTGTGGAAAGAAAGCGTAATGCTTCCATCCTTCAGACCGCCAACACGAGTGCGAAAACCCGAACCGCCGAAGGCCGTGGTCTCAAGTTCGTCAGCTGACAGGTCGATTACGACCGAGGCCAAATGATCTGAAAAATTGGTGCCGTTGATTGTCGTCTTAACGTCCGTCAGAACGAATTTAGCCATTTTGTTTCTCCATTTTTATAGTCCGTATACCTGAACAGCGAAGTCGGCGGCAAGGTACGTTGCCTCTCCAATTGTAACACCGCCGAGCGTAGACATCTCCGACAACAGACAGTCAAACGCCGCCCCGCCCAGTGTGCGATCAGACTGCACCGCCGTCTTTATCGACGACGCACCATTACCCGCAAACGCGTCAAGCCGTTGTTGCGCGTTCCTCTCCGCCACACGACCCACAATAATCATCACCGTAAAGTTATAGACCGTCATGCCCCTGTTGAAATCAAGGTCGTAAGTAATGTTGTTCAGGCTCAAGACAGCAATCGGCGGGCTAGGGTTGTCCGGCACAGTCGAAGCCACGCGTAACCCCGCAATGGTCGCAATGTTCGCAGCCAACCCGGCGCGAATCTCAGCAATAGCCACTAGCCCGCGCTCACCTTACGGAAAGGGGCAATCAAAGCCTCAACATCCGGGTCTTGCCTACCCACCCGCATTTGCCCCATATCACCGAAGCCCGCAATTCCCAGCGGCGCATCCAGCCGCTTAAAAATACGCATCGCAAGAATGACCGTCGCCTGCCGTATCGCCGTCGGGATAGCACTAAACCCAAACACTCCAATGACCTGCACCGAGGCCTCCAGGTGAAAAATGGTTTGTGGTGAATATGCGGGCCACAGATAATCGCCCACCGCCCGAATCTGCGTGAAAGGTGTCGACAGGCCGCCCGCCAGTCCGTTGAGAGGCTCAAGCTGATAATCGGTTGCGGCCCATGTTGTGTCAAACGTGAGGCCGTCCGTCGAACTCTTTACCGACGTGACCGAAACAATGTCATCAGTCTCTACCAGGTAGATGTTCTGTGGCGCGTAGATACGTGTGGCCGACGTGCTGAAAAAGACTCGCTCAGTGTAGCCGTCAATTTCACGGCTGGCCGACTCGATAGCCAACTCGAGTAAATCGTCGTCAACGGAATCAGTCACGCGGAGTGCGGCCTTCAGTTGGGCAAGCGTGCAATATCCGTTGACAATGGCCATGCTTCTAGTTTACCGCGTCCCGACCCTCAAACCGTTTGGGAAGGCTCAGACGATCCATTGCGTTGATAAAGCTTTTCATTTCCTTCGTGGCAAACTTGACACCATAAAAATAAAGGTCGCACGACTGGGCGTTGTATTCAAAACCATACTCGGCAAACATTGTTGGCAAATCAAACACGTCCCGAAAATCCTGCTCAGTCAGATTCATGTAGTAATCATGCGTTGCCGGTGAATCGCCAGGATGTGCGCCGTGTGTTCCATGCTCAGCGCGACCCGTCGAAGCACAAGTAAAAAACACATACCGGCCAGACATTCGCGCCATGTTCGCAAACGTGGCCACCCATTCACTGTTGTGCTCAAAACACTCCGCCGACACCACCACGTCAAACCAGTTATCAACATAGTCGAGTGACTGACCGGCACACACACGATCTACGCCCGACCCGTCCACCAGGTCAACGCCGACGTATTCTTTCGCGTCAAAGAAATCTCTGACCGTTCCATTTATGTTCAGCGAGCCCACCTCAAGCACACTCACCCCGCTAAACGCGTCTGGGAAACTATCCCGCATCTTCTCAAAAAACACTCGCTGTTCAGGGTGTGCCATTAGTTGCCCCAATGGTTAGCGCGTCGAATATCTAAAGACCACTCACCGGGTGAGAAATCTTTACGATCAAGTTTTCTTGCGAAGTAATCTTCGTTAGCCTTATAGGTTCGCGCGTTCTCCGCCGCCCACTCGGTAGCGTGAACCGTCCCCTGCTTCACATGAGAATGGGCCACGGCCACCTGCCTAACCTCAATACCGGCAGTCGCGCAACGCCGCTCATAGTCATCGTCCTCAAAATTCGCAGGGAAGAGGTTCTCGTCGAATAAACCCACCTCGGCCACCGCGTTCTCACTCAAACCCATGAGCTGATAAAACGGCCACTCATCACTTATCGTCAAACCGTTCAGGGAACGCTCGCCCACAAACTTCTCCAACGCGCCCGGCTGAAACTCGATGTCGTCGCTTACGATCATCCACCAGTGCGCAAACGGTGAACACTTCACGCCCAAGTTCCATGATCCGGCACAGCCAAGATTGGCGGGCATATTCAACACTCGATAATCCGCTACACAATTCGGGATAAAATGCGTGCCCTCAAAATTGGCGTTTGGGTGATTATTAACAATGAGCAGCAAGCCCACCGGGTAGTCGATGCTTGCCAGCATTTTCACCGCCAGGTCATGCCGCGTAAGGGTTGGCAGGATCATCACGGGAATCATTTGAAAAACTCGCGGAAGAAAGGGAGCCAGTGCCACTTGAATACGCGGTCAGCGTCGAACTGAGACGCGAACTCACGGGCAACCTTAGACGGGCCCCGAGGTGCTTTGTAAGCCTCCACGAGGGCGTTTTCGAGTGACCCAACTAATGGCACTTGCCACCATGCTTTTTGGTGTTCATCCCAGAAAGGTGTGCCCTGAATCAGCCAACCGTCCTCGGCCACCAAATCGGGGGAAGCCGCCCAGCTCGAACAAATGACCCGCGTGCCACAGCTCTGCGCCTCGACAGCCGGAACGCCAAACCCTTCACCGTAAGACGGATTAGCCAGCACGTCCATAGCGGAATACAACGCCGCCATATCTTCCTGAGAAAAGCCTTTGCGAAACCTGTCACGGTTAGGAAAGATAACCGACTCCACGGGAACACCACACGCCTCCATGAGCGTAGGAATGTCGAAGCCACCCATCACGGCAGTCGGCTCACTATGCACATACAATTTCGATTTCGGGTATGACTTCAGGAATACCGACCACGCCAAAATAAGTTCTGCGTACGCCTTCCGGTGGACAATCCCGTTGGCTTTATTGGCCGAGACTACGCCCACAAGAAACTCGTCAGGTTTCACACCAAGATAATCGCGTGCCTTCACCCCGTCGCTCATCGTCTCGCGCGGCTTGTAGACCTTAGTATCAATGGCGTGCGGAATAGAAGTCGAAGCAATGCCCGCCGCCTCCAACTGGCGTTGCCCATGCGGCGACATTGTTATCGGCGTTACGTTTGGTCGAAGCAGCCACTTTGCTACGTTCGGGGGCAAACTCATGTGGTCTAGAGGAACCCATGAGATTATGCGGGTGTTAAAATCTGACCTCTCGGGGACGGCATCGTAAACCCAAACGTCGTACAGGGTCAGAACCGCGTCGCTCAAACCCGGATTCTGTGCCTTCCAATCCTCATGGTAGGGCTGTATCACGTCATCGCTGTACTGTTTGAACCCGCGAGGATAATGAGGGATTTTTTTGCCCGCAAACTCCAACTCGCCAGGCGTGCCTTCAAGCCCGTAATTACTCAGCGCGGCCACTTTGATACCGTGGCGCACCATCCGCTCCACCAGCATCGCCCCCTGTTGCCCGTAGCCTGTCGGTTGTCCGGGGGAATTGGACACAAAAGAAATAAGGCCGTCTATTTGTTCGTAGGTCATGCCAAAAGTTTAGTCTCAAAAAAGGTTGCAGAAAAGAGTCGACACGAGAAAGCAAATCATTATCATTAGATATATAGGGCAGGCAGCCCTCAACGAAAGGAACACAATGCTAAACGTCGTAGACACCACGCAAGTAGCAACACTCACCCCGGAGCACATCCTAAATCTTTGCGTACTCGCAACCGAAGCGGGTGTTGCCCTCCCCACCAATTTCATCAACGCCATCTACACACGCATTTACGAAGACCCCCGATCATGGGATGAAGTAGACGCAGACTTCAACTGTGGTGAACTTTTCGCCGTCCTCGAATGGCAAGACCGTCTGAGTTGCGACTGCCAAAAATAGTCAACGCAGACAAAGAAATCCCCCGGCGAACCTACAACGCCGGGGGATTTCAGTTTAACTCAGCGTTACGGCTGAAGCAGGTACTTCACCTTAGCCGCGTGAGTAAGCCCACCAGCAACCCGGTAAGTGAACCGGTAAGCCGTCACATCATTCGCAAAATACGCGTCGGCGGACACTGCAACATCAAGGCCAGTCTGCGCAATCTTGAACGCCTTGTAGTCACCGAAGAACACCGACTTCGTTCCGGTGGCAACATCTGCCAGTGCGGGGTTCTCGTAGACGGGGAAACCGAGGAACGTGTCAGGCGCACCCTGGTTCACCGCGTACAGGTACTGACCGGCAGTATCCTTCAGCTTGCGCATGGCACCGAGGCTCTTCGTGTTGGCCATGTAACCAGCACCAGGCATCATACGCGCAGCACCATCAACCGAGAAAGCAAGGTCAATGAGGTTGTCAGCTGTGAAAGCGGTTGCGGTCGAAGCGGTGATACCCGAACCAGCGGAGCTGACGAGCGTGCTCGATGTCGAAGAGTTGACAGCGAAACCAATTGCGTTACCGGCCTGTTCGGCCACCACGCCCTCGAGGTCGAAGCCAGCGTCTGAAAGCAGTTCGTTGGCCACTGGCACAATGAACCCAGTCTTGGAAGGCTGGAGCAGAAGGCTATCGAACGTCGGGTTTGACTCAGAAAGTGCAGAACCTGCACCCGTCGTCGAAGCCGTCGAGAAAGCCGTGTAAATCGGGATGCGAAGGTCGTTACCCGAGGTGCGGTTGATGACCTCGGAAACGGCCAGCATGGGGCCGACCAGTCGAGCAACACCGTACACGCGATCAAGGAACGACACGGGAACAGTGTTAGCACCAGGGATCAGTGTGGCGCGAGTCTCAAACGTGTGAGAACGAACTTCACCACGCGACATTGAACGGAAAATTTCGCCCGCGTTCTGCGTGTCAGTTGCGGGAACGAAAGAACCGGCAGCCGAAGCGGCCTCGAGCTGACGCTCTTCCTGACGACGGGCAACACCAAGAGTAGTGTCAATGTCGGCAATGCGTTCTTCGAGTTTGTCAACCTGAGAAAGGTCGTCAACGGTGAGGCCACGAGCCTCGGTTTCGGCGCGGTCAAGAATCTCGCGTACCTGGTGAATCAGGTTGGCGCGCTGTTCCTGCTGTCCGGTCGTAAAGGTAGACATCAGTTTTCTCCAAAAAGGGTAGAAAGGATAAGTGGCGAACCGCGCTGACGCAGGCCCTCACGTTGTCGCTGACGAGCAAACGCTTACTACAAGAATACCAAAAACTCTACTGAGTATGGTGAGGTCTACAGGCTTTCGAGAAGCTCCAGCAACCTAAGTTTCTTTTGCTTCAACGCCAACATATCCAAGCCGCTCTGCTCAATCATGTCCGGATCATCCACGCCGCCCGAAGCCACATCGTCGGGCATATCTTCAGGCATATCCTCGGAAGGCATAAGAACATCCATCAACGTCTCCACTAGTTCTCGATCCATCGGCGTAATCGGTTGACCGGCGTGCAGCTTCGTCAGCGCCAAGTCAATCAGCTCATATTCAATTTCATACTCGGTAGCCACATCTTCCAGAGATCGCACAGTGGCCGTCCCGTTGGTTTCAGGGTACGCGGGGAACGCCACGCCGGTGCTTACCTCGAGAAGTCGGACGCTGGTAAGTGTGCGCTCGGTACCCTCGGCGTTCCAGCGATCTCCGCTGGGCGGGACTGTAAACCCAAAGCTAAAGCCGGTGACGTCGCCGCGCTGAATGCTGATTCTCGCGTCAAGTCCAGCTGTCGTTGCGGGTAGGTCAGCCTCGACACGCAGGCCCTTCTCATCTTCGTACAGGCGCAGCGTGCCGGCGCGAGTCGAGCCCAGCACCACACTCGAGTCGTGGTTCCACAAAAGTTTGATGTCGTTATTTGCGCGCAGTGAACGTTTGAACGCGCCCGGCGCGATCCGCTCAATGAACGGCAACGGCTCACTAGCCGAATTGAAAACAGCCGCATAGCCCGAAAGCGTCATACCGTCAGCGGTTTCGCGCACCTCAAAGTCATTTGCAAAAATGCGGGTCTCAATTTTTGACACGGTACGTCCCTTACTCCGGTTAGTGTTCTCCGCCTCAATTCTACCAATTATATCCTCGGCATAGGAAAGCACCCTTTGCGCGCCCGCCTTACCTCCAGTGCTACCCCACAAAGCAAACGCCACAACACCAGGAGAAGGGTAATTTTCGTTAGACGGGTCAGCACCGGGCGCATGAAGGTCAACCAGGTGGCGTGCAATCCACGCCGCAATGCGAAGCCACTTATCTTCGGACACCCGACCCGCAACCATGTCACGCGCATCCCGCACAGTCTGAGCAGTCAAACCATCCCCGGCCAAACCTTCGGCGAACCACTCCAAGCCCTGACGTGCCGCATCCACCATGTAAGCCGGTGGAGTCAAATCCACGGCCCGAGCCTCAAGGCTACGAGACGAACGCGGGTGATCCTCTGGTAGCAAATCGTTGTCGGTAATATAGTTTGCGTTCTCCGGCCTACCGTTACGAAGCAAATACAGGTAAGCGTTCACACGCGCCATCGACCATGCGGCACGACTCACGCCCGGACGATGAGAAACCGAATACGCCCCAGAGCCTCGACGGTAAACGGTGGCCACCTGGCCAAAAGTTGTCCTTGTGTAGGCCGGTTTGTTATCTTCGGCCATCGCATCATTATGCTCGGTCACTTTGTTTCGCAACGCCGTCTCAGTCGCAGCAGAAAATTCAATGTCGCCGCCCGGCCCCTGAGCCGAACCGGGCTGGTTCTCATCCGAACCTGTCAGCTGATCCTCGGCCGGGGCAGGTTCAGCCTCTGCTCGTGATGCCGGAATCTCATTAGGGTGCAACGCTGTGATACCGGCGGCGCGATAACCAGCGCGTGCGCCCTCATCGTTGTCTACGGCCACCATCACGTTATAGGTTTCCATCAAAGTCACAGCCTCTTGCGCCTTGAACTCGTTGCTAGTCATTGACTCATCCGGGCGCAAAATCAACTTATCGAACCGCACACCCGCATCAGTCAACTCGGCGGCGGTACGCCCACGATCCTCGGCAAGCCTGCCGGTCACAACGAAGATAGCCGTGTCCGGGAACGAGTCCAGGTACGCCAAAAGGTTCTCGTTCCATTCACCGTCAACAAACAGTGTGCCGTCAATGTCGGTTATGACCACCTGTGGCCCCGACTCGTTGCGCTGGGTCACTTCACTTCATCCGCGTAAGCGGCAGCCGGGTCAAGCGGGCTAACCTGCGCGACAGGCTGAAGTTGCGAACTCGGCAAACCAGTGTGCGCAATCTCGGTGAGAC